CGCGCCGCTTGAATCGCAGAAAAACCAGCAGCCAGCCTGCCAACTGCAGCCGTTAAACCACCAATGCCAGCCTGTGCCTGTTTTGAAGCATTGTTGATATTGCGAAGCTGATCAACCGCGCCACGACTATTTACCTGTACGTCAACGACAGCTACAGCCACAGCAACGCACTAACCCTGTCCTTGCAGTCTATCGCCGTGCTTTTGCCTTGGCCTTATCCATCTCCTCTTTTTCGCGTTCGCCCTTGACCTCGTAATAGGCGGCGAACATCACAAATTCAGCTTCGGTCAACTGAGCGCGTAATTCGCTGACGGTTTTACCCAGTTCCGTCGCTAGGAAGAACTCAAAGAACAACCAAGAGTCTTCCTCTAGTCGTTTTTTGCTTCATCCAAACTGCCGTCACCACCCAACCCGAACAGGAACAGTTCCAGCTCGTTCAGCACGCGCTCAGGCAGCTCACGCTGCAGCTTGGCAGCATCAGCAGAGGCAAACGCTTTGGTGCCATCTTCAAGCTCAGCCATTTGACACAGCATTTGCGTGCTGATGTCCAATGCTTCCTCAGAACCAGCCAGGGTGCCAGCACGCTTACGGTCGGCTCGGGTAATTGGCTTGAAATATAGATCCAGCACCGCTTGCCCAGCGTCATTGGTGACGCTGAATTTACGGCGCTGGTTCAGATCAAAAGCGCCAGTGAGCAGGTCAACGGCGCGGGGTGTAGCAGCAGGCATCAGATACTAAGGGTGAGAGCACCAGATGTGACGAAGTTAACCGTCACAATTTCGATCTCGCCAACCGTAGCACTGTATTCAGAGCCTGTCACCACAAGCGTGCCGGTAATCTTCTTACCGCCAGTCTCGTCCAAGTACAGCTCAAAAGCTGCATCAGCTTCGTCGGTGGCTTGGTTAACGTCCTTGATCAGGTCTAGCTTGTCGCCAGAGCCAGGGGCGTCATACAGCAGTTCAATGGTGCCCGAACCGCTGATCAGACCACCCACGTTGGCACGATAAGTGTCGCCGTGGTCGGTCACATCCAGCGATTCCTTTTCTACGGTCATTGACCATGACCGCACTGCTGCGATCTCGGACAGACCGCCGCTACCGGCTTTGTCAAAGAAGACAGTGCCTTGTTGACCGCGATAAAAAGCCATGATCAGATGTCCAGAGAGATGGCGCCGTTGGTCACGAAGTTCAGGGTAATGACTTCGATTTCGCCCACGGTTGCAGAATACTCAGCCGAGGTAATGACACCATCAAAACTGATTTTTTTGGTGCCAGTGGTGTCAAGGAATAGCTCAAACAGAGCCAAGCCCTCATCGTTCGCCGTATTGACGTGTTCAATAAAGACGTTGGTTTCGTCCGCGCTAGAAGCGGTGTAAAGGATTTCGCAGGTGCCAGAACCGCTAATCAGACCGCCGACATTGGCGCGATAGGTAGCGCCCAAGGCGGTGGTGTCCAGCGATTCCTTCTCAACGGTCAAAGACCAAGAGCGGGTGCTGGTGATAGCTGCGGCAGAAGAGCCAGCATCGTCAAACTTGACGCTGCCTTGCTGTCCCCGGTAGAAGGCCATGGTTAGAGATCCTCGAAGGTTTCAAAGGTCAATCTGACCTGTGTTTGGAAGTAACCCTCTGGAGCTGGCGATGCCACCACCTCGGGTCCAGTAGGCGGATCAAAATGAACGCCACTGACTACTTGCCTATTGTAAAGGTCACGGATTCGCTTACCTATTGTCAGATTTGCGCCAGGTCCAACACCCTTTGGCGTAAAGACATTCATCACGATGACACCGATGACGCTGTTACTGCTGCCAGTGGTGCCACCCATCGTCAGGAAGTTATTGTTGCCAAAGCTGACAAGGCATTGGACAAAGGAGCTGTTAGGTGTTGGGGTTGAGGGTTGGTTGTGAAACACAACCGGAATTGCTGGTGCCAATGCCAGCTCAGTAGCAAGCCTGCCCTCAATGGTGGAGCGGATGGTATTGAGATTGACGGCTGCCATCAGTCTTGTCTCCCTATGCGCTTGGCTTGTTGCTGAGCATAAGCAGTCATTTCACGGGCGATTCGTTCTGTCCACCCTGCGGGGGCTTGCGTGCTGCTACCACCTGCCAGTTTTTCTGCATACGGCAGATTGTTATGGATGTGATAAACCCCACCAGCACGCTCTACTTGATAATCAAGTTTGCGTGGCGGTCTGATTGCAGCATCACTGGCTTGAGGTCCTGCATCGTATCCCGGAGTTCCTTGCTCACTAATCGCCCAGCTAGCGCGAAAGCGTCCGGTATCAACAGGGCTTTCTTGCTTTAGCCTGCTGTCTGTTTCAAACACAACCACCCGCAGTAACTGCTCAAACTTCTCTTGGGAGTAGCTGCCAATCTGCGATAGGTTGATGCGTCGTGCCACTATGCCCTCAGGATTAGCTCGTGCGTAATAGCCGTGTTGTCCTGTTCAATCGTAGTGACCCTAATAATCTGATGGCTCACGCTGCTGATCACTACACGGTCAGCCGTGCTAGGTGCTGCTGCTAGGTCTGCTGCAGCTACCGTCAGTTTCTTGTCGCTTGCTTGAATCAGCTCGTTCACCTCACGAGCGTTCACATCCTCAAGCACGCCACGCACTGCAGTGTCAGCAGTGGTTTCTGTGATGGCGCCAGTGGTTGTGTTGTAAGCCCCTGGAGTCACTACACGAATTGTTACTTCACCACCAAACTTTGCCATCAACTTGCTGGCAACCTTGCGTAGCGGGCTGGCAAGAGTCATGCAAATACCTCGCTTGCGACAAGGCGACCGCGCCGAAAGTCAATGTCAACGTCGCTGCTGTGGTTTGCCATAAACAAAGACACTTCATCGTCTTCGTCCATTTCAATCATCCAGCTTGTTACCAGCTTGGCCTCTTCATTTGAACCGCCGGTATAAGCGCGACATTCGGTTGCATCAATGGCCACACCATTCAAGGCCAACTTGACACCAAGAATTTTGTTGTTACCGCTGGTAGTGCGGGCATCAATGCTGCCGTAAAAGCGCAACAGCTTAGTGCTAGGAATCGTGCTTTTCAAGCCAAATGCGTCAGTTGTACCAAGCACCAAGCCGTTGTCTGTTGTTGTGTCAAGTGTTGCAGTCAAACCCGTGCTAACATAGACACTTTGTGTCGTAATATTAACCGTACCAGTGGTCATCTTGCTGATTTGGCCACGCACCATTGTGTAGTTGCCTACATCATCCAGTCTTCTACTAAACGGATTAAATTTGTATGCCATGGTTTAGCTCTTGGTAACCGTCAAAAGATTGTTGTTGGCATCATATGTCATGGTCAATATCGCAACGGTTCGACCACTTGCGCCGCCGCGCTTGAATGTTGATGTCAGCATATTATTGCTGCCATCGTAGGTATTGACAATGAAGTCATGCGTTGGTATCTCAAGCCCATCGCGGCTTGTTGCGTCACCACCACCAAGGAAGACGGAAGTCATAATCAAAGCCTATATGCAACAACAGTGCCACTGGTCAGAGTGATGCTGGTAAAGACGCCTTCAATTTCAGTGCTTGCCTTAAATGGAATCGCGCTCAATGTGTTGCCGGTCCAGTCCATAGCTGTCAGGCTAGCAATCACCGAATCCTCAAGCGCCACAATCTTGCCAAAGCGCCCGGCATGTGCTGCCGTGTCATCAATAAACTCAGCACTGGGATACGGGTAACCCATGATCAGCTCCGGCGAATCGAAAAGTTGCCTGGTCCACTAATTCTAAGCCCCGTCAAATACCGCTCCATGATTGGCGGCACTTTGTCAGCGCCCACCGCTCCATAACCCAAATTCGGCGTCACGTCAATGCTGCCAATTTTGACGTTCTTATAATCTTCCAAGCCGCTTAAGCCAATGCCATCTGGGTTGTTATTCAGGTAGACCGCCAATACAACCTGCGCCCTTTTGATCTGATCCGGGATTTCAGTGTCGGTAAAATAATCCGTAGAGATCCGAAACGGGAAGCCGACTGTGTAGGTGTTGATATAGGTGTCTGGCTTGCGCACACCAGTACGCGGCCATTGCAGCGCCTGCGTATCAGTAGCACGGGCTCCTAAATATCGCTCACGGTCTAACCGTTGTGTTGCGGTATAAAGGGCACGATTTTTTTGATCAGTGGTAGCTGATGCCCATGCGGTTACATCAGCATCCTCTACAAGACCATCAATGATCGTCTGGGCGTCCGCCAGAGTCAGATAAGAGTTGGCGCTTGCCGACCCGACGGTTGCGACGATTACTACTGCCATCGTTGGGTGGCTCCTTTGGTTCTAGTGTAGGCGCAGGCTCTGCAATAGAAAGAGAGGCTGCTTCCGTAGAAGCAACCTCACGATCACGCAGTCGCCGGAAAGCGAACAGCCCCATCAGGCGTTAGCGCCCTTGATTACAGCAAAGCTAAGCACAATGGCTTGGCTAAGCGAACCACCAGACACGTTACGCACCGTGACCGCAAAGGATCCCGCTGCAATAGCGTTGGCTTCGACGGCATAGGCACCGGCAGTGCCCGCCGATGAGTGGTTAACGATCACAACGTCATTAGCAGCAACAGTGCTGTTGGTGACGGTGAAGCTAACGTTGGTGGCATCAGCGAGTGATGCGTTGTGCATGGTGATCGCCCCACAAACTTTGTTGAGGGTGACACCAGTGGACTTGCTGGTGGCTTGGGTAACCGCACCACCAGTGCCGCTGACGTAGCCAATGGCACTGCCAGCAGTTACTTCAAAGAGGGAAGCCATAGTTAGTTACCTCAATCGAAGTTGGAAGTGTTGGTCGCACGCACGACACCAATATTCTTGGTTTCGTACACCTTCGACCAGTTGCCGATGGTCTCCAGTTGAGCACGGGTCGGGTTGACAGTGCTCACGCCCCACTTGGCACCAACAGGGTGGTACACGTAGTGGAGGTCGATCGACATGGCATCGCTCTTGGCGAGGATGTCACGGTCAGTTTCCGTCTGAAGAGCCAGCTGCTCACCGCTGGCGACAGCGCCGTTGGTGAAGAAGTAAGTGGCATATTCAGTGGAACCGCCACTGCCTGCGGTCTGCACATCGTCAGAGACGATGACACGCAAGCCCATGTACGTTGGCACGCTGGCGTCACCGCCGTAAGCGCCAACAAGGGAGCCACCGGATTGAGTGGTGGTAGTGCCACGA